ATGATAGCAGATAGGCCTCTGCTAGTTACAGGTACTTTTTTCTTTTTGGCTTTCCATATACCTGTCACTGTATCCAATGCAATCACAAAGCCTACTAAGAATAGTAGTCCTGATATCGGCATTAAGAATGTCCATATAACTGCCATTAACTTCATCCAATTAGCGTGAATAGTCTTTATTAATATGCCGAATTGTGACTCCATTACAAGATTAGGATGCTATTGTTATAGCCATTCTCAAGGAAGTTACCACACATCCCTGTGCATGTTAGTTGATAAGGAGTGATACAGCTGCAGTGATTGAACATAGGTCTAAGATCAGTGTCCATGTTAGTGGTACTGATGAAGATAGGAAATAGATTTTTGTTAGCTAATAACCATCTAATAAGACGTTGCTCAAAGAATGAAGCCTTTTGTGCATAGTGTTCCATCCCAAATGCTACCTCACTGCGTGATACACTAGCAGAGTAGTCCCCATTCTGTGTCTGCAGTCCTTTATTCTTTAGCTGATAGGTCAATCCAAATACAGCATCCTCTGCACTCCTCCAAGCAATAACAGGTTGAATGAACTCTACAAGGTCAATCTCATCATTGGTTAAGGTCTGAGCATTGTAGGCTGTTAGTAGATGGTTGTAGAATGTAGTGCCAAGGATAGGCTGTATTCTAAGAGCTGATTGAGTAGCTATATATGGTGTCACATCAGTCACATCCACATTGGCTGTGATAGGTGTGTTAGTCTTTAGATAATTTTCAGTGATAAAGTACAACATTACTCTGCAGGGTTAGTGGTTTCATCAATTGGAGGAAGTGAGGCAAGAGCTCTTATCTCATTGGTAGTCATTTTCTCAAGCACCTTGCTAAGTAATGCATCACTCAATGAGTTCAATGCATCTTTTATTTTGCTTGTCTCTTCATCTACCTCAACAATAGTATCTCCAATGATTTGAAAGTTATTAATAGTAAAATCAGCAGGGATGCGAGCAATGGTAAGTATCTCATTGAAAATAACTTCTATCTGTTGTCTTAGCTCCATTACTACATTCTTCTCAAATATGACATAAGCCTGCTTGATATCACTACCACTACCAAGAGCTCCGGTAGTTCTAACACCCATTAAGATAGGATCAATGGTGTGAGCAAAGCATATCTGCTCAGTATTCAATCCGGATGCCTCTTGGAACATCTTATCATTGCTATTAGTAGGCAAGCTCTCTATCTTAGGTAGTTGGTCCTGACTATTAGCAAAGAATGCTACAGCCTTCCCTGCGTTCTGTGCTCCTTTCAGCCTATCAATAGTATCCTTAATCATGTGCTTCTCCTCTTCGGACTGTGGTCTCTTAGGAAACATCATAGCAAATGATGGGAAGATGCTATTTTGAATATTGCTCTTGGCAAAATAGGAAAGTTCGCCACTCAAAAACGCAAAATTTAGAGCACTCGTATAGGTAGGGAGCGGATAGTAGTCCTGACCTACTGACTTGATTTCATAGCAATATAGCTGAACATCATCAGTACATGTGATATGGTAAGGCTTAATGACTTCAGTATCTATCCTGGTACTCCAATCATCTGACAAATAGTACTTTTTTCTACATGGTGATATCCTTACTTTCTCTGGTGATACATTCTCTATCTTGATTAGCTTTCTTTTCTCACCAAAGTATAGCTTGAAGTACACTCTATTGTGGATGATTAACTGCTTAGTCACAGCCTTAACTGTATGCTTAAGGTTAGCTTTCTTTTCAAAGCTATACATTTCAACCTTCTCCTGTGGTGTTAGCTTGTCAGTTGTAAGATTAAAGCCCCCACCAATCACAGCATTTGTCTTGAAGTCAACAATAGCACCATGAAGTGGTGAGCTGTAGTATATTTGATTAAGTAGCTCTGGATAAAGGTTGCCCTCACCAAAACGTACCCATGACTCCTGCACATACCTACCATTAACATAAGGTAGTGTCAAGTTACCTCTCCCTACCGGTAGGAATGGTGTGCTAAATGATTGATAACCCTCTACTACTTCAGGGCCCTTTGGTTTTATGTTAAATAATCTTTCGTACCAAGCCATAATTAGTCATATATTGATGTACCTGCAGGACCACTTACCACCATTCTACCCTCTTCAATGACTACACCTGTAGTTTGATTGATAGATAAAGGTAGCACGAATGGTGTTGAGCTCTCATATACTTCATAAGTGTATTGCCCTTTGAGTAGTGATATATCTGTTGGCTCATCAAGAGTAAACAGGTTGTATCTCTCAGGATATGCACTTGTGTCAGCAGATGTAAAGAGCTGAGGTGTGCTGGTTGTATTCATTTCATTGGTGAACACAAATAAATAATGAGGTGTAGTCACAGTAGTTACCTCTGATAAAGTCAGTACGAACTGATTAATAACACCTTGATCAATGTATATCACACCTATATTATTTTAGCTTTGTCAAATGTTCATAAAAAAAGCCCCACCATGTGGCAGGGCCTTAATATATAGAGGCAGAATTTTAAGATACTCCAATTGCAGCTAATGCAGCAGGGCTCATTGTTACCTCGTATGCTAGATACTCATTCTCAGCTACCAAAGTAACTGTGTACTTAGAGCCATCAGCACGAGCTGTACCTGAGCCCTCACCTGTAGCAGATACTTGTAAGTAAGGGAAGTACCAATACTTACCGTTAGCATCCAATACAATAGCAGTCAAGTATTGTTGTCCTGATCCCAATATCTTAATAGCACGAGACTTAGCAGCCTCTCTTCTATGAAATACTAGGTTGATAGTTTGAGTCACAAAAGAGCTACCATTAACTAAGTCAATAGTGCTATCTTCAGTGAAGTTAGATGTGTTGCGACGGATGTAGTAGTTTTCAAATGTTACAGGAGTAGCCTGAAGAGCAATTGCTGTAATAGCCCAACCTGCTCCTGCTGAGGGATCTGCTGGTGTTATAGAGGCAATCTCATCTTGTTGGTTAATCCAAATACCATAGATACCACCACTGTTATTGTCGCATGATTTTAAAATGGCTTCGAGAGCTTGACAAGACATGGTTTTAAGTATTAAAGAGCCCCCATTGCTGAGGGCTCATGGTTAATGATTAAGAATAGAAAACGATCTCTGCAGGGTTAACAAAGTTAAATCCTACTTTCATGTTAGCACGAGTACGGATGTAAGGCTCAGCTACAGTATCAGCTAAGTTAACAGCACGCAAGTCAGAGCTATCACCTTCAGCATCAAATGCATAGATTAAGTTGTCTTTCAATGTCCATACAAAAGTGTTATTAGACATACCTGGACAAACTACAATCTTAACACCTAAGAAAGTCAATGCTAAGTCTTGAGTGATATAAGCCTGAGTGTTACCTGATGCTACACCTAAACGGTAGATATTAACCAATTGAGTAGGCATATACAAACGTAGGTCAGCAGTACGAGTAGCAATAGTTGCAGGAAGTAAAGCAAAAGCAGCAGATAAAGCAGCCTCTAAACCTGCGAAGTTAGTGATATTACCTGTACCACCATTGATAACTCCTGAACCTGGAGCACCTAACAACTTCTCATAACCATCACACAAAGCAAGTGTAGGGTTTAAAGAAGTTGTATCACCTTGCCAACGGATTGACTCAATATCTCCATTGATTTTATTAGCCATTTCAGACCAATAGAAAGACATGAAAGATGCAACAGAGAAATCACCGTTAGATCCTTTTGACATTTGAAGAGATAAGAATGATTGCTCAAGGTCAAACTGACAAATCTGAGCCATTGCAGACAATGCACATACATCAATCTCTTTAGCATCTAAGTCATCATTGGGAGCGGTGAACGCACAGCTAGAAGCCTGTAGGATGTTACCAAATGTTACAGATGCCAATTTTGTCTTATACTTTACTCCAGGAAGAGCACGATAGTTGTCAGCAGTATCTTCTGACAAATAAGCCTTAGAATAGAAGGCCTCTGGGTTAGCTGCTAATAAAGCAGTAGGATCTATTTGAAGATCGAATTTTAATTTACGCATGGTTTTATTTGTTTATGAATTTGTTTACATTACTAAATCTTTGCTGTACACTCATAGTTACAGCCTCAGTCACTGTCTCCTCCTCTACTTCAGTTGAAGTCAAATCCTCAAGTTGTGTCTTAAGGTCTGCTATCATCTGTAGTAAAGTGTTCATTTGCTCATCCATTGCAGGCTTAACTATAGCAAGGATAGCCTCTGTATCAACAGCAGGATCTATTGCCATAGTTGCCTCCTCTGCAGGCATTTCTTCTTTTACTGTTTCTTCAATAACAGTGTCTTCAAGGGCTACCTCTTCTGAGGCCTCCACTTGTTGAGCTTCTCTAATCTCAATAACCTCTCCATCTTTTACAACGTAGATTTTACCTTCAATTAGATGCTCTCCATCAGGTAGTTTATTCATTTTTATATTATTTGGTTGTTGCTCTTTTAGTTTCATCCCAAGGTATCCTTCAATGCTGAAGCCTATCTGCTCTTGTGCTACAAGTTCAGCGTAGTATTCCTTATCTGTTACCTGAGCAGTAACCATAAGAGTACCTTCCGGTACTTCAATACCAAATGATGAATATGCTTTGTCTTCTTTTGGAGTATCTACTATCCAAGCCTCAAGTACATAAGCAGGTACGGTCTTAGATTGGTCATGCTCAAGATTGAAGAGGTCTCTGTTAACCATCTCTCTCATGAACTTAGCGTGTATCTTTTCAATCTCTTCCTGACTGAATTTAACATAATACTCTTGGTCAGTATCTTCATCAAACCTGTATATCTCCATAGGAATAAGAGCAGGTGCAGTGATGCGATATTTTAAGTCATCAGAAAAGAATACAGGCTTAACCTGAGAACTGAATGCCATACCCTTTACTTTGATAGCAGGGTTAGCTGTGAAAGCTATCTGCTCAATACCAAGGTCCTCGCCATCTTCAGCGTATTCAGGGTCTATAGTTATCTTATAGATTGGTAAGTTCTTTTTGGCCATACACCTATATTAAAAAAAGAGTATATTTGTTCAAATTTTAAAGCATGATAACAATACTTAACAGGGAAATCCCTAACCAAATTGATGAGCTGACCATTGAGCAGTTTGAAGCTATTACTGAAATCAATAACAATCAAGAGCTTGATCCAATTGATAAACACCTTCAAGTGTTTGCTTATCTTGGAATACCTGAGAGTGAGTTCTGGGATACTGATGTGGCTGACTTCATTGCTATTGTTAAAGACTTCAATAGCTTAGATAAGGATACTGACTATCCGGTAGTGGAAGAGCTTGAGATTGAAGGATACACATATAAGGCAGAGCTGAAGTTAACAGTACGAGATACTAAGCTCATTGAAAAGATTGCACTAAGAAAAGATAAAGGATATGTGTCAGAGATGTTGGCAGTCATGTTTAAAAGAGTGGACCTATCCAATACTGAACACTATACAGATGCACACATCAAGCAAAAAGCTAGATTAATTAGAAAGCTTAATGCAAGTATTGCTATGCCTTATCTTATATACATTGCTGAAAAAATTGCGAAACAGGTAAATAATGGTCAAGCTACCCAATCAGTGGAGTCAAGTCAGTCTTGAGCAGTTCATTGAGTATAGTAAGATAGATAAAGAGCAGGGAGCCTACTACTTTAATAGTGAGGCTGTATCTATATTAGCTGATGAGCCTATTGATATTATTGAAGACCTTGATGTTGATGAGTTGGCAGAACTTGTAGCAGAGGCTAAATGGTGTACATCCGAGCCATCTAAGAGATATAAGCATGAGGTACTTGGCATGAAGTGCAAGCCATTCAACAAGC